CATTCCCAAAACTAACAGGTGATAATGATGGTAAACCAGATTATTCTTATATTGGTGGAATTATTGGTAGATTTACCTATTCACAGCACTCTTTAAATATTGATAAATGTAATAATTTTAGAGCAATGAATCCAAATATAAACAATGTTCCAGCGGTTGGTGAGATTGTGATTGGTGTAAGTTATCAAGGAGAATTTTATTATACTACACAATTAAATTTTTTTGGAAATCCAAACTTTAATACTCAACATGATATTAGTAGTGTGGGCACAAAGAATTCAAATGTTAGTAGTATAGGTAGAGATGTAGTTAATTCTACTGATGATGGGATAGATGTAGGATATTATTTGCAGAGAGAAAAAGATGCTCGTAAATTATTACCACACGAGGGTGATGTTATTGTTGAGGGCAGATTTGGAAACTCTATAAGAATTGGTAGTGATATAAAAAAAGAAAATCTTGATTCACCAAATATTATTTTAAATGTTGGACAATCAAAGGATGAATTTCCAGAACCAAAACAACCAGTAGAAGAAAAAATTGATACAGACGGTTCAAGTGTTTACTTAACAACAAATCAAAAATTAGAATTTACTCCAGGAATTGAAAGTAAAGTAGTTACAGCTCCATATGAAGGTAAAAATATTCTATTAAGTTCGGATAGGATTATATTTAATACTAAGAACGGTGGAGATATTGGAATGTTCAGCCATAACAATATTTCTATAGGAGCGGTTACAGAAGTTGTTATTGAATCACCAGTAACAAAGATTGGTAGTTCAAGTGCAACTGAACCAATGGTGTTGGGTGATAAATTAGAATCGGTATTAAATGATATTTTAACTTTAATTGAAACTGGATTGTTAGCACCTACAGGTCCTGTACAAGTTGTTACGGGACAACCTATATTACAAAAATTAAAAAGTGCGTTAGGTGTACCATCAATAAAAAGTCCAAAGAATACGGTAGAATAAAATGGCAGAAAAAATAGGTTGGGAATTATTTAGAGTTGAGTATAAAGCAGCTTTAGAAAACGGTGATGATATAGGAACGGCAATTGCCGATTCATATGATAAAGCAGTTAAAACCGCAGTACCACCACTTGGTGGAACACAAAAAGGACAAGGAAGTGCAACTGTTCCAGGAATAATAGTTAAATCACCATTAAAGAAAGTAATGGCAGGAATGTTAAATATGTGTTTGAAAAACCCATTACCAGTTCCACCATTTTCAGTTGCATTAGATACGGCATTAAAAATATATTGGACAGGAGCCGTTTCAAGTAATATGTGTGTTGTAGTAGTTCCAGGTGTTACTGGGGCATTTATTGACGCAGAAGGAATGAAAAATAAAAGTGTAGATGATTTTGTTGATCAATTAATAAAAGCATTTGATACACATTCAAAACAAGTACAGGGAATAGGAGTTCCATTGGGAACTGTACCAACTGTATTTACAGGCTATAAAGTACCAGCTGGTGCGTAAAGGAGTTAGACATGACTAAAAAAGACCTTGTAAAAATAATACAAGAAGTAGTACGAATTGAGGTTAAAAAACAGGTGAAACATATATTTATAACAGAGAAGAAATCTACTTCTCTCAAATCACTTACACAGCCAGTTCGAAAGAAAAAAGTAGTAAAGAAAAGAGAACCAGTACAATATACTGAGAACCAAACTCTGAACGATATACTAAATGAAACGGTTGGTTTAAATAGTAAATCACAAGAAATGGATGAGTATCCAACAATGGGCGGTGGTGCATTTGATTCAACAAGAGCATCAGAATTATTAGGTTATGGTGGAGATAAACAAACACAACGAGAAGTTGGAGCAGTACAAACTATGAAAGAAGCTGGAGTTTCAGCTAATCAAGTTCCAGACCATGTACAAGATGCTTTAACAAAGGATTATAGTAAGTTAATGAAACACAATAAGATGAAAAGTAGTAGATAATGAACACACGAGATATAGACAATCCATCAGTAGCAGCATTAAATGCTGATGAAGATTCATTTTTTGGACTAAAGTTTCCTTTAGGATACGGTGCAGGAACTGAGGGATTTTTTCCACGCTCAGGTACTATAAAAGAACAGGCATCTTCTAATATTAAGAATTTACTTTTAACTCAAATAGGTGAGAGAGCAGGACAACCAACATTTGGATCAAATTTACCAAGAATAATATTTGAACCATTAGAAATAGATGTACTTAAAGAATCTATTACTCAGACAATAGAAGAAGCTTTGGAACGATGGCTACCTTATATTACAGTACATAATGTTGGAACTTATCAGGATAAGAATAATCCAAACACAGTAGTAGTTCAGTTAGAATTTACTGTAGATGTAGAAGATCCTGAGGCTCCAGAAACATTAACTTTTACTTTTAATACAGGAGGATAGAATGTCTGTAGATTATAATACAAATAAAAAAGTAGTAAAAAAGGAAGTTCAATATTTAGGTAGAGAATTTTCTGATATACGAAGCAATTTAATGGAATTTGCAAAATCATATTTTCCAAGTGCATATAATGACTTTAATGAATCAAGTCCAGGTATGATGTTTATAGAGATGGCAGCATATGTAGGAGATGTATTAGGATTTTATATTGATAATCAATATAGAGAATCTTTATTACATTCAGCAGAAGAAAAAAGAAATATATTTAAAATTGCACAATCATTTGGATATGAACCAAAATTATCAAGTCCTGCTACAGCAATATGTGAATTTAGTGTAGAAGTCCCATCACTTAAAGTTGGTGATACATACCAACCAGATTTAGATTACGCTCCTATATTAAATGCCGATAGTGGATTTTCTTCTACAACTGGAGCAACATTTAGATTAATGGATGATATTAATTTTAAAACATCAAGTTCTTTAGATAATATGGAAATACGTATTTCAAAATTTGAAACTACTATACCAACACATTATAAATTAATTAAAAACGGAATTTGTAAATCTGGTACCAAAGTTTCCCAGACATTTTCTTTTGGTAGTGCTACTAAGTTTGATAAAATAATTTTAAGTAATAATAAAGTAATTGATATTATTTCAATAACAGATAGTAAAGAAGATAAATGGTATGAAGTCCCATTTCTGGCTCAAGATACGATTTTTGCTTCAATGGAAAATTCTGATAACAATAGTCCTGATTTAACATCATATAAAAAGGAATCCCCTTTCTTATTAAAGTTAATTAAAACTGCTAAAAGATTTACAAAGTATGTCCGTAGTGATGGTAAAACAGAAATAAGATTTGGTTCAGGTATTAGTTCAAATCCCGATGAAGAATTAATTCCAAATCCAGATAATGTTGGTTCTTCTTTATCAATGGGTGTAAATAAATTAGATGAATCCTTTGACCCAAGTAACTTTTTGAAAACAAAAACTTTTGGATTGGCACCAAGTAATACTACCTTAACTGTAACTTATAGTTATGGTGGTTCTATTAAAGATAATGTATTATCTCGAACACTTTCAAATACAGATAATATTGTTTGGCAATTTGATTCAACAGGGTTGACAACTTCTGCCGTAGATGATATGAAAAAGAGTTTGAGTGTTGTAAATCCAGAACCAGCAACAGGAGGTTCAAGTGGTGAATCTAATGAAACAGTTAGACAAAATGCATTAGCATATTTTAATTCACAAAATAGAGCAGTTACTAAAGAGGATTATATAATTAGAGTTTATTCATTACCACAAAAGTATGGTAATATTGCTAAATGTTTTATCGTACAAGATGAACAATTAGAGGCAAATACTAAACTGATTGTTAAGAATGGTAAAATTTCTAAAAACACATCTATAAGTACTTTACCTAATCCATTAGCATTAAATTTCTATACTCTGGGATATAATGCAAATCAGAATTTAGTAACATTAAACCACGCTGTAAAAAATAATTTAAAAACATATCTATCACAATATAGAATTTTAACAGATGCAATTAATATTAAAGATGCTTATATTGTAAATATTAGTTGTAGATTCTCAATTCTTACTCAACGAGGGTTTAATAAAAATGAAGTATTGTTAAAGGCAATTAATTCAGTTAAGAACTACTTTGATATTAAGAAATGGCAAATTGGACAACCAATTATATTAAGTGATATTGCTTATGCAATTTCATTAGTGGATGGTGTGGCAAGTATCGTCCCACCAGAAGATGATAACCCACAAAAACAAATGGTTGTTCTTGAAAACCAATACGATACAGCAAGTGGTTATAACGGCCATGTATACGATTTACAATCAGCAACCAAAGATGGAATTATATACCCATCATTAGACCCAAGTATCTTTGAATTAAAATTCCCAAATACTGATATTGAGGGTAGAGTAGTAGGAGATGTATAATGTATTATTTTGAATATCCAGTAGTAGACACAACAATTTATGAGGGAAATGTAAGTTCTTCTATTAATACAGGAATTGATCAAATATTAGAAGTTAGGAAAGAAGTTAATTCAACGGGAACAACGGTTGGGGTATCACGAATACTTATTAAATTTGATTATAGTTACATTACTACACAAGTAAATGCAGGAGTTATTCCAAGTACTGCAAAATATTATTTAAATCTATATGATGCAGTTTCAAGTGAATTGGCTGTAGAACAAACATTATATTCATATATTGTAAGTGGAAGTTGGAATGGTGGTACAGGATTTTATAGTAGAGATCCAGTATTAAGTGATGGGGCGAGTTGGAAGTATCGTGATAGTGATACTGTAAAAACTGAATGGGTGAGTGGAAGTGATACACAAGGTGGAACTTGGTTTACTTCAAGTATTAGTAGTCAGTATGAAGTTAGTTCTTCACAAAATTTAGTATATGAAACATCAGACATTCGTATGGATGTAAGTGATTTGGTTAAGAATCATATTTATTCAAGTTCAATATTTCCGAACAATGGGTTTATTGTAAAGAGACAAAATGTAGCAACATCACAGAGTATGTATTCTATATTTGATCCAACAACAGCAACAGGTTCAGATGAAGGTGATGCTAATCATATAGGACATTTAAAATTTTTCTCACGAGAGACAAATACAATTTTTCCACCGAAGTTAGAAGTAGAGTGGGATGATAGTGTATGGAGTACTGGAAGTTTAAGTGCTTTAGCTTCATCCGATTTAGATAACCTAACTGTTTATTTTAAAAATATTAAATCTGAATATAAAGAAAAA